GCGCCGCCCAGCGTGGCTAAGAATTTTCGTCGTCCGATGTGGCTTGCCATGTGACCCTCCGGTTGGGGGTCATTCATGCAATAGAGGGACGATATCACGCCTTAGCGAAGGAACGAACAATGCTTTTGCGCTGCGAAAGTCGCCTACAGCCGCGAGATGGTCGGATGGCTCACACCATAGCTACGCGCGATATCCATCAACGTTTCGCCCGCCTCGCGCCGTGCTAACGCCTCTTGGCGCTGATGGGGCGTCAGGACAGGCGGACGACCAAATCGCACGCCACGCTCCTTAGCGCGCTTGCGGCCTTCACCCGTCCTGGCGCGGATCAGCTCGCGCTCGAATTCAGCCAAGCCAGCAAGAATAGTCACCATCAGGCGGCCGTGCGCGCTGGTCGTGTCTGCCCAGGCGTCATGCAGCGACTTAAAACCTGCGCCACGCTTGGCGATGTCATCGAGGATATTGAGCAAGTCCCGCGTTGAGCGTGCCAAGCGATCGAGCCGGGTGACGATCAGCACATCCCCTCTGTCGAGGCGCTTGAGCACCTTGGCGAGCCCCGGTCGATTGCTGCGAGCGCCGCTGATCTTCTCGGCGTAGACCTTGGCGCAGCCAGCGGCGTGGAGCTGTCCATCTTGGGATGCCAAGGTCTGCCCGTCGGTGCTCACTCGGGCATAGCCGTAAACAGTCATGTTCCGTTCTCAACTTTTGATCACAACATTTGAACAAATAAACTAGCGTGATTTCAATGTCAATTTTTTTGTTCACAACTTTTGAGATTTGAACAGGGAAGGGGGAGATCGATCCCGCTACTGCGGCGGCGTCCCCGGACCCGCGTCAAGCCGGTCGCCGGGATGACGAGGGCGGCCCGCAAAGGCGCGGCGGTGATGACTCACAAACCGTGGTGGCATGCGCTGGCTGCGGACGCCCGCTAGGTCCTAGCCTCAAACAACCAAGGCGCATCCACGCCCCGCTGAGAGTCAAAGAGAGGCATCCTAGCGAGCGGAAGGTTGGCGATTCCAGCACTTCTCCTTTTCACATGCTCAGCCACGACTTGCCGCTGCTGTCACGGCGATATGGCCGCAATCTGCCGCTAGCCTGCGGCTCTTCGTACACCACGCACATCATGCCGAACGCGTCGGCGGCGTGGCTCGCCCAGTCGTGCTCGGGGCCTAGGTCGATGAGGCGGTTCTCATCGCGCTTGGCATGGTAGGACCCGAGCGCCTCGATGCCTGCTTGCGTCATCGGCTGATGAAACCAGATGCGCGCCATGAGACGGCGCGTTGCTTCGATGCGTTGAGCTGCGGCAGCTCGGCCCTGGTTCGGGATCACCTGCGTCTCAAAGCCCGCGCGCTGCAGCTCGGTTTCGTATGAGACGGCGTGGACCTTATCGTGCGCCGCGCCATCATGCGGCAACACCATCAGTGCGTTCTCGTAGCCCTGTTTGCGTAGCCATTGGACATGCGTCGCAAGCGGCTGGCCTTGCGCCTCGTAGTAATCCAGCACGCGTATCTCGCGGCCGACGAATTGCACAATCCAAATGACGGTGTGATCGGCCTTGGCGCCAGTGCCACCGATGTCCCAGAACGCTTTCAGCGGAAGCAGCGGATCGGCGTAGCACTTCGATACGCGCCCCGCCCCTTTTGCTGCCGTCAGCACAGCAGCGTAGTAAGCCCCGAACGCGATTTTCTGATAATCGCCTTCCCAAATATGATCGTACTGCTCGGGTTGATTATCCAGGCACGCGAGACGTTCCTCATCAAGCGTTTTGTTCCGCCATCTATTATCGCGCCAGTTTGCCATGACGTGGACGGCGCTCAATGGCGGCGGATCACTCTGACGGAAGAAAACATCGACGGGGTCCACTCGTCGCCGTGGGTTCCAGGAAAACCACAATTCCGAGCCAGGAGCGCGGATGGTCGGACGCAGAATGTCGAATGATTTTTGCGACAGCATTTCGGCCTGCTCAACCCAGGCGCAATGGTAACCCTCGAGCGATTTTAAGCTTTCTGCGGTGTGATCCTGCATACCAACGAAAATGATCTGCCCGTCGCCCCGCGTCACAATCCCATCCGTGTAGCAACGAAAACCCTCAGCCTCGCCTAGCCCATATCGAGCCAACACCGTCTTGATTGTCTCCATAGAACTTTCTTTGAGGCTTTTCTGAACCTCACGGACGCAAAGGGTGCGCCTTCCCGGGGTGATGAAGTGCTCTCTAACTAGCAACGTCGCAAAGAAATGAGACTTGCCGGAACCGCGTCCGCCCCAAGCGCCTTTGTAACGCGCGGGGTGTAGTAGCTTCTCGAATACGTCCCCAAAGAGGAAATCGATGCGTCTGTCAGCCATAGCGCTCGGCCTCTAGCAGGCGCGCGAGTGCCTTAGCAACACGAGCGTGCTCGGCGCGATATTGACGCAATTCCTCTTGAGTAAGACGACGAGGCGGCTGCGGGTCCCATTCCGTCGTCCAGCGCTCGCCTCTACCGAAACGCGAAACCTCTACGACCGCAGTACAAGTATAGCCGCCGACCTGAAATGACCTCGCGAAAACAGAGCGTTCAGCCATGCCCGTTTGATCCGTTGGTCCCGTTCGTTTTCGTTCCGATTAATTTGGTCGGCACTGTCTCCGCTTCTTGATAATCCGCATCGACAATCTGCTGCTCGCGCACAAGCCCGGATGTGACGATCACCCGCATTTCGCTGCCGCCCGCGTGTTCGAGCATCTGCACCGACTTGCCTTCGATTCGATCAAACACTTGAGAGATTGCCCAGGCCTCGCCATTAGTGGCGGCCTCGACCAATACCTCTGCGATCCTGTCGGCGTTCGTCATCTCTTCCTCGTCGTCTTTACCCTTCCACGGACGCTTGAGATGCACGCGCAGCCGGTCACTGATCAGCTTCTCACGACCGCCGGAGCCGGTGAGGCGCCCTCTTGGATTACCGCTCTCGCCTTTTCTCCATGTCATTGTGGTTTGCAGTCCAACTCCTTGGCAAATCATCCCTCAATATAGCACATTTCAGCGCACTTTGGGCGCCCTGGGTACGAGCGTCGGTGCTCTGGGTGCCTTGGGTGCGCGCCCCAGAGCTGCTGTTGGGCGGCGCTTCACCGGACGGCGTACCGGAGCCGCTGCGCGCATCAATCGGCGTATAAATCCGCTGCCACGTTTCCGCATAGAAATGTCCTCCGTTATTGTGCCTACTGCTCTCAGCACCCTGCCATCTGGCGGATGCGGTCGACCTCACGCTGGAGCCGCTGGTAAGGCACGCCGGCGTCTTGCAGCTCCCACCGCAGAATACGGTCGGCCGCCCAGGCTCCTCTCTGCTCGCGGGTCGTCTGATAGCGGTCGGCAGGGCACGTCGGCCGCAGCATCCGGCTGCTTCCCCGTAGCGGGCTGGTGGGCCTCCTCCTCATCGAGCTGAGAATGCGCGGCACGCCAGTCCCCTTCGCAGCGTTCGTGCAGCCAGATGCCATCCGGATAGCCGGGCCAGTTCCACCATTTCGTGATGCCGAGCACGCTGTCGCAGTGGTCGCAATGGTGCTTTGGGACGGGAATGGGATCGCCGTCGGGGTAGTAGAAGCGGCGGCACTCGGGATGCAGCCAGACGAGATTGCGGCCCACGCGGAACGGCTCCTCTTTCCCGTCCGGGGGGACGCCCCTGCACTGGGCACAGACGTGCGCCCCCTCGGGCACGTCGACCACAGCGTCCGGCTGGTTCTCCGCTAGAGCGGCCTGGTAAGCCGCCTCAAACTGGGCGCGCGCGGTGCGTCCGTAGTAGCCAAGTTCCGGGTCGTCGGTCGGGTTGCCCTGAGCATCAATGAACATCCCGAGCCCTTCTTTGCCATTGGTCGCCGGGCGGACACCGGCATGCTGGGGCTGGGATTGGGTCTCGGCCGGGTGCGCGCCAGCCACAATGGCGAGTTGAGCGCGGTCAAATTTCGTCATTGAGAGAGAATTCCGTCCTTTGGCAAGAGGCCCACGAGCCGGCCCTTCAACTGTGCTGGTCGCTCGATTTTCGAGAGCGGGGTGAGATATGGCTTACCGGTCGCAGGTCGTACGATGTCGCGGAAGGCGTAGAGGTATTGATCACTATCCTCGCCGTCGATCATGACGCGCTCGATGCGGCGTGGTCTTAGTTGGCCGTCCGGGCCAATCTCAAAGGCGTTGATTAGATCGTTCGCCTCTGGGCCGGTGACGACCTCGGCGCCGTGCTCGCGCGCAATGTCCGCAGCCTCCGCCGCGACCGCCGCGCTCGGGGGGCAGTAGAAGTGGTCGGGGTGTAGGTCGCCGGTCAGACCACGCCGCCCGACAATCTGGAGGGGTGCGCCCGGCACGTCCGTTATAAACTCCCTCCCCTCGTCATCGCGAAGTTCGGAGGTGGCCTTCGGGACTTCATCAAACCACACCTCGCAGGCGCGCGCGTAGCGTGTCACGTTGTGCTCGCGGAAGAACTCGCGCATCCCGGTGGCGAGGGCGTTCTTGGCCGCGTTATCGTCCTCGCCCTCAGGAGGCGGCGTCGTGATCATCGCGATCCCTTTGTCGGGCGCATCGACGAGCCACATCATCGGGAGCGAGCCGTGCTTGTTGAACATCCGCTCAGCCTCGCTCGCGATGCGGCGGACCATTGCTTCGAGGGTGACGTCGGTCATTTCAGGGGCCTCCTGTTCACTTGATCCGCTTGCCTGCCCGTGCGCGCGGCGCCACACTTCGGCGGCCCCGTCGCTGATAAAGCGAATGTCGACTGCTTCTTTGCTGTCTCTGACGGTCTCATGTCGCCTCGGGGCTCAGTGGA